ATGAGGACCATTAGTTCTAATGTCTAATTCATTAGTGCCTACATCTTCAATAACAGAACCGCTATCGTGATAAATAAGTAAATCTTGACTAGCACCCAGTCTAATCTTTTCGTTATCGCCTAGATCCAACTGATCGACAGAAACATTACCAAGCGAAACAGATGTGCCACCTGAACCAAAAATAGCATCAATGGTGTCTAGGTCTGCATTAAGTTTAATACCCCAAGTATCTTCGGATGCACCTGGTTCTGGTTTTGTTAAGTTTAAGTTTGTTGTAAATGTATCTGCCATCTATGCTGCCTTTTGTTTATCTAAATCTGTCCAAGTAGTTGATGGATTTGTTTGGTTAGCCCAAGTTGCATTTGCAACTGTTTTGTCTGTCCAAGTGTTTGCTGGTATTGTTATATTTGTCCAAGTATCAGCAGCAACATTTTGATCTGTCCAAGTTTCCGATGGAACTACAATATCTTCCCATTTTAGCCCACCTATTGCTATAAGTGAACTTGTTTGAGATATAGTTGCTGAACCAACAGCAAAGATACTAGGTGAACCAGTGACATTTGATACTGCATTAATAACAGCTTCACCTTTTACAGTAAGAGCAGCAAGACCAACAAAATTAGATGTAGCTATTATGTTTGCTTGAGCACGATCTATTTGTGTGCCTTGAGCATTAAAAGATGATACGGCCTGTATGGTTGCAGCAGCCCTGTCAATCTGTGTTGCTTCTGCATTAAAGTTAGAAGTAGCAGCTATAACTGCTGTTGTAATGTCTAGTTGTGTAAGTGTGCCAGATGCCGAAGATGTGGCTGCAATAGTTGAAGTTGCTTGTATAGCAAGTTCATTCCATTTGGACCTGCCGTAAAAGCCCTTATTGTAGCCTATGCTGGCCATGCGTTATGCCAAGGTTATATCTAAGTCACCAGCATTAAATCTGAACACATCTCCTGTGCTAACAACTTTAGATGAAGTTAAATTTGCATAAGCCAATAAATTACCACTGGAAGAAGCATCAAAAATACCAACAGCAACAACTGTGCCGTATGCTGATGTAGCAGTTGGATATTCTATTGCTGATGTGTTACTTGCTTGTGTTGGGTTTGTACCTGACACAGTAAAAGCAGCAGTTTGTCTAGCGTAACCACCACCTGATACTTCAGTACCACCACCTGTATCGGTAGGAGCAACTGTATAAAGTGCTACATGTAATGTTCCAGGAGCAGTATAAGCACTACCACCAAAAACGTGTTTTAAAACTTTGCCCTCTAAATAATCTGAAAATCCTGCCATAATTTATTCCTTACTTCATGTGGTAAACATTTCTTTTTGATTTGCCGTAGGTCTTTCTTCTTTGCATTAAAGATCCTTTGCCAAATTCAGCTTTTTCTTGTTCCATTTTGATTTCCTCTAGGGCCTTTTCAAATAGAGCAGAAAACATTGCTACTCTGTCATCTTCCATTAAATAGATAGATGCGTGCTTTAGTGCTCCATACAAGTAAACGTCTTGATGGTTAGCCAAAACAAAATTACTTGTGTTGGTGTCGCTTAAAGCATCAACTTTTGCGTAGTAGGTTAATTGTAACGTATAACTGCTATCAGGTGTAGGGCAAAGTTCCATCGTTGAATCAACAAACGCATAATACACTGGTTGACCTGTAGAGTTGTTAATTGATTTTCTGTAAACGTCTAAACTTTCTATTGATTGTTGGAACAGAGGGCTAAAGTTATTAGAAGCAATTTCTACATTAACACCTTCTAACCAATCGGTTGGTAATGATAAATATTGAGCATCTGCTGTAGCAGTAGCTCTTTTAATCATTTCTTTTGTTCTTATTCTTCTATTTAGTTCACCCTCGACACTATCAATAAACATATCCATCTGACCTGTTAGGTCTGACCTATTTAAGTAGTTTGCTATGTTTGTTTTTAGTTCAGAGTAGTTCATACCTTACCTTTCCATGTTCTAAATAGTTTGTTGTCTGGGTCGTTTAGCCATTTTTTCCATGCTGCTCGGTCATTCACCCAACCTTCTCGTACAGCTTTATTATAAATTATTATTGGCACTTCTGCGACATGACGTAAATCTTTACCAGGTTTGTTATCACTGAGCATTTTAACGTGCTCTAAAACTGGTTGAATGTTTTGTTGAGTGTGAACGTGATAAGCCGTATCACTATTGTTATCTAGTTCTTGAGTAACAACAGCAGATTTAAAATCTTTTTTACTATCTACGACTGTAGTTTTTTTAGTGGACATAAAAGAAAGAGGGAGAGCCGAAGCTCTCCCTAACTAGGTTATGATGCGTTTAAGTCAGCAACTATACCATGAGCAGCTTCGTTGCTCATTTCTAGTCCGTACTCAGCGACAATCATTTTAGTTTCAGCATCACCAATTTTAGCAATGTCCTGAACATTAAAGTCTCTTAAGTAAGATACTTTTGCATATTCTGGATCAACTAATAGTAATGATCTTTCTCTACTTAGATTTGATGGTACGATTTTTAGATCGCCAAAATCAGAAGAGTAGATAGAAACAGATGCTTCTACTGTGTTTGCATCAACAAATTGTCTTGCTTGTGATCTACCTGTAAAGCCAGAAATAACTTGTTTGTTAACTGGACCACAGATTGCCATTGAAGGCTCACCACCGTTTGAAAAGCTAGACTGAAGAACACCTTTAAGTAGAGTTTCTGTTAAAGCTCTTTGTGTTCCGTCTGTTGGAGCAGCACCGCCACCTGAACCAGATCCGCCTGAACCTCTGGAAACATTAGATGTTATCCATGATTCAAAACCACCAGTAACTCTTGCTGTTGAAGCATTACCAGTTGTTTTAGCACCTTTCTGACAAAGAGCTACTTCCATATCTCTCTTTAATGCTTTTGACATTATAGAAAGTTGGTGAGCCATTTCAGATTTCTTGCCTGCTGGATCAGAAGATTCTTGTGAACCTGATACTGTTGCATCTCTTGATGAGATTTGACATACGTTTGAGACTCTTGTTGTTGCTGTTGCTGCACTTCTTGAAAGCTCAAAACCTTCTAATTGACCTGCACCACTTGCTGTTGGAAGTGATTCTGTTTGCCAATCGAATACTACATTTTTTACGTTATTTTTGCCTATTGATGACATAAACGGTGTTTGCTGTGGAGAGATGTTATATATCACATTGGATAATGCTTCTCTGTCAGCTTGTGCTGAATATGTATCGAAAGCGTTAGTTACTTTTGCCATGTTATAAACTCCTAAAAGTTAAAGTTAATCTATTAAATTTTCAAAGACTTTTGCTGCATCACGCAATTTGCCTGACTTAGCTAATCTCTGTTTTGCTTTTTTCAAAGGAGTTGCTGTTCTAGGTTTGTTAGCACTGCCTGGTTTACCTACTCTTGCTGGAGCTTTCTCAACTGGCTTCTTTTTAATAGCCTTGCCTGTTTGGTGATGTAACCATGCTCCTCGTAAACCAAGTAAAGCTCTGTAGTCATAGACTTGATTGATTTCATCTTGCGAATAACCAAGTACATCCATGGCGTACTTTGCGATACTTTGTTTCTCTTTAAGAGCAACGTCTGCATCTTTCCATTCAGGTACAGCTTCAAGAAGTTTCTGATTACCAAGTTCAACGGCTTTTTGTATTTCTGCCTGTTGGCCTGTCAGTTGTTCTTGCTGAAGTCTCTGTTGTTCAGCTTGCACAGCTTTGAACTTTTCTTTCTTCTCGTTCCATACATCTTTTTCCCTTACATAAGCAATGGGATCAGATTCATAGAGCGACTTCCAGTCTGGTTCATTAGAAAGTTCACCTTCTAGTGTCTGTTCCATCCTAGGTAGCAATTCTTTGTAAATCGCATCCTTTTTCGCTAACTCTGCTTGTTGTGCTTCAAAGTCTTTTCTTTGTTGCGACAATTCTTGAGTCTTACGAGTGTAGTCTTGTTGACGTGAATAACCTTGTTGGAGTTCTTGTAACGTGACCTCTTGTTCTTGTCCGTCTATTTTAACGGAGTAAACGTTTGGTTGTTCTTCTTCCTCAAACGATTCTTGTTCGTCTAATTCTACTTCTTCTTCTGCTTCTTCAATATCCTCGTCAATGTCATAATCATCTTCGACAACATCTTCTACAGCTTCTTCTTCGGCTTCTTCAACTTGCTCTTCTTGTTGCTCCTCTACTTCTTCAGTGGGAGTCATAAGATTTTCAAACTGATCTGCCGTTTTCTGTAATTCGGTTTTAAATCCAGTCGATTCTACGTTGCTGGGTTCACTCATAGTTTAATCCTATAAAGTTAATAGTTATATGTATTTTAAAGAATTTAAGAGGAAATAAAAATAAAATTACTTTATTTTTTCTAACTGACTTTTTGTAATCTTACCCTTTTCTACTATTATGCGAAGATGTTTTTCAACAGTAGTTAAGTTTTTAATTGCTAAGTATAATTTTTCTCTCAGGTTTGAATCTAGTTCTTTTGAATCTTGCCACATATTTAGGTATTCAGATTTTAGATTTTCAAAAGCTAGTTTGAACACTTCACTATTTAAAATAGTTTCTGCTTCGTGACCTTGTTGTAGTTGTGTTTGTTTATCTGACATTAACGAAGTTGATTAAATCTTTCATAATCGAAATCAATCATGCCGCCACCGCCCATTCCTCCACCAAGAAAATCTATTGGATTTGGCATACCAGGATTAGGTACTGGCATTGGCATTGGTGGTTGAACTGGAGGTTCTTCTTTAGGTGGTAGTATTGGCCCAAACATTGAATAGCCTAGTGGTTGTTCTGATGAATAACTAATACCAGGTGCAATCATGTTAGCAATGTTTTGTCCACCAGCTATAGACTTAGCGTAGTTATGACCAGAAGTATAATTAGGATCTGAACTTGGCATAACGTAACTTGATGGTTGACTAAACAAACCTTGAAGTTGGTTCATGTCATTCATTGAATTTATTAAGGGATTGTATGCAAATTGGTTTAAAAAATTATTCATATTAACTTTGTATCAGTTTATCTATTTTACCATCTAACTTACCTAGATAGTCAAATATTCGTTTTAAATCTTCTTCCAGATCATCTTTAGTTACATACTCTTTAGCAACCTCTTCTCTGGTTTTGTTTAATAATATATCAATTCTTTTTAATTCATTAGCGTTCTGTCTAATGCTGTAGATTAATGGTGCGTACACCAAGGTTAAAATAATGTTCCAAAAAATAACAGGGCTTAAATCATCCATCAATAACTCCAAATATGAGGTCTTGGTCTGTCATAGCTATTGTTAGCTATGTCAAGGTGTATAAAGCGTGAACCATAACCTCCTTTTTGACTAACGCCTATGCCACTAAAACCACATTCAAGAGCGTAACCGACAACTTCGTAGGCTTCTGCTCCACCTACCTTTATATCGACTGCTAATCCTTCGGCATGAATACCTGGTTTTTCTTTGGCAGCTTCTATCGGGTGCTCCTCAGAACGATAACCAGAATTGATTATTATTGGGAATCCAACTTTATTTCTCAATAATTGTAACTTATCTATTAATTCATGTGAAATGTTATTTTCGCCTGTATGCTTACACGCAAACTCTTCTAAAGAGAAATTATCCCACGAACTCATTTG